CGCCGACCTCGCCGCCATCCTCCGAGAGGCCACCGACCTCCCGGTCGTGACCAGCATCCCGGAACGGCTCGCGCCGCCGTGCGTCGTCATTACCGAGGCGTCACCGCTCCTCACGACCGACGACACGACCTACAACGCCGTCACCGTGCGAATGAGCCTCACGGTAGCGGTCGCACCCACGACCAACGCGCTGGCCATCGAGCGCCTCGACGAGGCCGTGGACACCATCGCCGTCGCCCTCATCAAGGCCGGAACCGACGCCGCCATCGACGCCTACACGAGCATCAAGAGCGCCGATGGCCAGGCCTACCTAGCCGCCCCCATCACCACCACACTCACCTACTCACTGGGAAGGACCCCGCAATGACCGTCACCCGCAATACACGCATCCTTGGCAACCGCCTTGGCTTTTCCATCGCTGGCAAGGACTATTGGTCTGACCTGTCGTCCTATGACCTCTCGCCCGAAACGTCCGACAAGGACGTGGTGACCTTCGCCGACGCGCTCGGTGGCTCGTCCGCGTCCTGGAAGCTCAAGGGGAAGGCCATCACGAGTTTTGACCCCGGCTCATTCTGGGAAATGGTGTGGAACCAGGCAGGTAAGACCGTGGACGTGCTCGTCGCGCCATTCGGCAACAAGACCGCCACCCCCAAGCAGCCCCATTTCAAGGTACGCGCCAAGATCGGAACCAAGCCGTCCATTGGCTCCGAGGCTGGCGACGAAAAGGGCAGCACATTTGAGTTCGAGTGGACATGCGAAGGTGAGCCGGAAAAGCTCACCACGACCTCGACGCTCGGCACTGGCAACATGGAAGACGCCTAACCATGACCGGTATCCGTGATGGCCGCGTCAATCTGGACGGCGGCAGCGTCGAGATTACCGGCATTAAGGCGCTCCTACGCGACGCCGAAGCGGTAGGCGTGGCTGTCACGGACCTGAAAGACCTCACATACCGGCTCGCAACGCCGATCGCCAGCCTCGCTAAGACGCTTGCGCCGCATGATAGCGGTCGACTTGCCGCAGGGATCAAACCCAGCCGATCCAAGCGGAAAGTCA